ATGTATAAGTCTATAGAAGTTATGACGGAGCTTTATACTGGCAGTCAACTAGAAAAGTTTACGCACGCGTTACGAGAGGGAGTTTTTTCACATCTGACAGACACTGTCACTTTATTCGCCGCTTTAGCTGCTATTGCATTACCACTTGCACAGCAAACGCTGCAATGGGCATCGGACAAGTATAGTTCAGAAAACCTAGTCGAATTCGTTGAAACCAACTCACCAATTCATCCTAAATCTTTGAACAAAATCCTCATTATCTATGTGGCAGCGATATTTGGCTTCAAGATCCTATCCGAAGTTTTGAATGATTTCGGCTTTTTATTTGTACTTTCTTTGTTGATCCTTTGGTTTTTAGTCAATGTTAGACGCTTGATACTTTACTTTGCTTATACATATGAAATGGGGAAAGGTTTACACGAAATTAGGAAGAGAATATTAGCGCGTAAGCTCAACTTAAAGAAAGAAATGTATACGGGACTAGAAATTTCGCTTCTTTCAGACTTCGAAGTTTATCAGCTTGAGCACAATAGCAATGTTCTGTCTTTCAGCCGGGAGTATGTTGAGTTAAGGCACGAGATCATTGGGCGTTTAAATGATATAGACAAAGACGTAGTATCTTCGTATTTATTAGGGCTCCAAAAGGCGATCACGAAGCTTCCTCTTTCTGTTAGTGATAAAAAGTATATCTTCGTTGTTCATAACTATATATTTTTTATTCAAAGTTTAATCACCAGAGATAGTGGTTATTTCTATTTACTTAATGAGCTTGCAGATCTAGCAGAGGCAGTTGAGTCACATAGAGAAGGCAATGAGAAATCTTTACTTCATGGCTTGGTTTTTCAGAATATTACATTCCACAATGATTGGCCTGAAGGTATAGAAAAGGCGTTAGTCAGCCATTTTGAGCGTCTGACTATGGCATGCATAGATACTGGGCAATCAGAGCAGACTGTCCACTTATTCAAAGAATTTAACAGGAGCCTTGGCTTTAGTTCTATTGATGACAATGCGTTAAGGTACCATTTCCACCCACATGTCGAGTCTTATTCTAGTTACAAAGAAGTTGATGCTTTGGTAAGTTCTGTGATCAAAACACCAGAAGAACTTTCGCCAGATAGTTTTACTGAAAGAATTAGACCAAAGCTCACCGGAACAGTTAGCGAACAAAATGCGATACTAGAAGAGTTTTGGCATGAAGTTAGGAAATTTAGGTATCAAGAAGAAGGAAAAGTTGCTGTAGAAGTTTTTCTATCCAACGTCGCTAAAGCAGATTTGAAACTTATATTAGCTATTAGAGAAACTAGAAACCCCATCGCCTCAAGCGTACATATGCTTGGCTATGATCTACTTCCGATGTCCGTTGGAGGGGTGCTAAAAGAAGTTGCTCGTATTGATTCTAGACACGAGCAGCGAATATTCCGAGATGAAAAGTATAGTCAGTATTTATTTAAAGCTTATGTTGCTCTATTCATGTATGAAATGGCAAAGACCCTGGTAAACGGAACTAACATCGAGAATTATCAGTTCGTTACTCAATTAAAGTATTGGGAGTTAGATAAATTAAAACAGAGAGTACCGAATATACTAAGTCTTCAACGACATATAATGAATTCTGATTACTTCTCTGAGCTGTTCTACTTGCATTCAATTGATTCCGGTGAGTTAAAAGTCAACGCTGAAAAATATTTAACTGATTTACCATCAGAAATTGATAAGCGTATCGTCAGCTTGTCGACTACTGGTAAGCTCGAAAATAGTTCTATTGAAAGGTTTCGAGCTACGATTCCCAGCGTAAAAGAAGTTATGGAAAAATATAGTTTCTTAAAGTCAAAAACGTTGAAAATTTCTCGATACTCAAAGTATAAACATAGGCTTTCTATGTCGAGAAAATCGTTTTTACCAGGTACAAATGTGTACCATGATTTTGGTCGCGGAGGCTGGAGAATTGTAGATAGCCATTTTGAACAAATATTGAATATGATCAGAAAAAACTCTGAAAGTATGGATGCTTCGAAAGTCTGGCCGATTAATCATGGCCGACTCGTATTCATCCACTACAAGTTAGAAGACAAATTGATAAAGCATGGTTTCAAATTCATAGAAGGGAAAATGCATTGGCCTAATGGCTCTAGCTGTACTTATCACCGTACACGCGACGACAATGAAGAATTTGTGAATATCTTGCCAGATGAGCCATTAATTCAAGTCCCTAACTTAACCGAGCCTCTGTTTGACGTAAACTTCGTTGACGATGGTAAAGAAATAGTGTGGGAATTTGTTTTCAACATAATGCCATACGGGTATAGATATGATGCTTCATCTAGCTAGTTTTTGTTCTTAAACCCACCCTCATACTCAACCCATTCCATCACCGCTTCGCGTAACCAGCGAAGCGGTGATTTGCTGATGGGCTCTGGAAAGTTGCGGCTCTTTCGCCAAGCGATTATGGTAGTACGTTTCTTATTGAAAAAATCCAGTACCTCTTGATGACACATGATCTTGTTTGAAGATTCAGGGTAACGTTCAACATCGTAGACAGGCTTTTGTTTTGAGCTACTCTGCTCAGCGACAAAAGCGGGAGCGGTATAAGTAAAGCTCATCGAAGAAGTATTGAAGTCAGAATAGCTCATTGCACAAAGTTCCTTGATTCACTTCGCCGTTGGTCAGTTCGGCATATCCGCAATAGGATTGCGGCTTAAGTTTCTGTTAAATAGGCGTCGAACCGCATAACTACGAATGATCGACACGACAGTGAAGAAAGCACCAATTAACAGGTTGTCGCTAAATGGAAGATGAATTCCAAATAACGGGAAGATAGCGAGCTGGCTAAACAGCGCCACTACATAACCGATCACCACGTTGGTCACGCTTTCAATAAAGCTTTGCTTTTTACTTTGCATCACGGTTACTCCAGCAGTAACAACCGTAGAAGATAACGCAGACGAGTGTGTATAGGCCTAAAGTCATAGGTTCTCCTTAACCCAATAGTTGATGGATACGTACGCGGTTGATGGTGTGCCAACATGTGGCGTCACCTTTGAAAAGCCCGCCTTCGCGTAATTTGGCGCAACCTTGCGGGAGTTGTTCACCACACTTACTACATTGGCCTAGCTTGGCTTTAATCTTTGGAATCTCAGCGTGTACACGGTGGATCAAAGATTGAAGTGCCTCTTCCTGTGCGTATGGCTCGGCAGGGTAGGCGAAGAAAGCGCAAATATCCTCTAACTTGCTTTGTTCCTGCTCATTTAGAGACACACGCAAATCATGGTTACCACTGGCTTTGCGTTTGTCTCTAAGTCGCTTTGCACGAACAGCAGCTTGCTTGCGTTTCCGTTCTTCGAAAGCCATATAAACACTCCTATAGTCTCAGGGTGAATACCCACAATCAGCCTAAATCCTTGATATTGGTGGTCAGCCAGATATATACTGATTGCGAGTCTTGGTTTATCTAGGTCTCATTGCACAAAGAATGCCCCTGTTGGTTTGGTCACCGATAGGGGTTTTCACTTTCTAGTGGGTCACAAACTGAGCGTCCATTGCTGCTTGGAGTGTCACTAGTTCCCCAAACAGGCTTTGAGCTTTTTCGAATGCGCTAGGATCTATTTGTAGCTGAATGTCTTTAAAATCTTCGGCTCCCTCAATAAGTGAGGTGGCAGCAATTCGAATTGGGTCACCTTCCTTTAAGCGATTAGTAAAACTGTTGAACTGCTGACTACACACATTCAGCAATTGCAGATTGTTAAGTAGCTGATGTGTTTCTTCCAAAGTTAGTGTTTTCATACTTAAGTTCTCATTACACAAAGTTTCGATTAACCGATTGGTCAGATCGGTTAGCTACAGATGATTTGTCGCTCGTTGAACACAAATCGTGTTATCTGGGTTCTTTTCGATAAGAATAAAATACACAAAACGTGTTTTATTTGTCAACACGTTTTGTGTTTATATATTTGTTGGATACTAAAAAACCGCCTTAGGTGAGGCGGTTTTTTCAAATTGGGAAGGAGAAAGGGCTTTTACACGAGCCTTAACCTAGCTTCGACTACAACACCAATGATCTTACAGTTGCCATTGATTGGAACTGTTTTGTAGTCTTTGTTTAGAGGTTTTAAGTAGTTTTGGCCACCGTCAGTCACAAATTTTTTAAAGGTAGCTTCGTTTACATCAGTTAGCTTAGCGACAACTAAAGAGCCATTGCTATGTTCTTTTTCTGAGTCGACGAGTACTAACGTCCCTTCAGGGACACTAACGCCTGATGGGCTTGTCATGGAGTCACCTTGAACTCTCAACCAGAAACTACGCTTTGATGTTTTTACTGTTGCTTCATACCACTCTTCAATTTCATCAAGCGCGTATGCTTCGCATGCTTCACTCCATTGGCCTGCTTGAACAGAGCTTAACAAAGGGAATGAGTTTTGAATCTTCGGCAGATTGCCTATTTCCCCAACGTTTGGAATAGACTCAATTTCTGAGGAATCAAATAGAATCTGATATGGCTTTATGTTCAATACAGCCGCAATGATTTCAGCATCATCCAAATTGATACTTCTTACACCTGCTTCATAGTTTCCGATACGAGACGCGCCCCAGCCACATTTTTCAGCTAGGGTTCGTTGGCTAATGCCTTGGGCTTCTCGGAACTGCTTTAAGCGCAATCCCACTTCTTGCTTTTTACTCATACTCATAAAATAACACGCTATGTGTGTAATGTAAGTACACCAATTGTGTTTGCCTGCGAACACGATTTGTGTATTCTTTGTTGGGGGGGGCTACAGATGAACAATATTTCATTCTTTCGCAATAAAGCCAAAATTAGCCAATCAAAGTTAAGTGAATTGGTAGGCGTTACGCCATCAACAATAGGCAACTACGAATCTGGTATTCGAGTGGTAAACATCAACATGGGTTGGAAAATCGTGAATGCTTTTCAAGCTTTAGGCCTTAAATGTCAGTTTACACAAGTGTTTCCAAATCCTTTTAAACGACAAGATAACAGTACTCATTCATATGAGGGTGAGCATTAACATTCTGTACAAACAACCAGTAAAGGAGCCACTATGATTTTAAGTTTAAAAAGCGTTACGCGTAACGCGATAGAAGGTTGGCGAACAGAGGTTAGCAAGGATTGCATTGCCAACCGAATTGCCAGCATGTACCACCGTTTCAACCTCAAGTTTGAAGTAGATGCTCAGCGTAAAGAGTTGTTGAAAGTGCCTGGCACCGATGACAAAAACAACGCTCAAAACTTCTTCCGCTATAACGAGCGCACCAGTATTGAAGCTAAAGCGACCATTTTGGATCTGCTGCCGGTGATCATCATGGCTCTACCTGTTGATAGGGCGAGTGAAATGCTTAACCAGTTCTTTAATCCGCTCGGCTTCTCTGTGGCCAAAATAGGCGCTAGCCATAGCTCCCAAACTCGTGACCAGTTACTTAGCGAACACAGCAAAGAAACCTCTGAAGCGTTCAGGGCCGTTATTTCTTTGGGTGAGAATGCGAATATTGACCAAATTCGTGATGCTTACCGAGAGGTGCATGAGGCGAAAGAGTCTCACGAACCTATCTTGGAGTATTTAGAAACATTGATCACCAAAAAAACTGCGTAATCGGCTGACCACCATTTCTACGCATATATCCACAAACTAAGAGAACTTTGTGCAATGAGTCTTAGCTTACAAAACTACCATGGTTGCCTTGTGTGGGTAGCCTGCAATGGCGCCTGCCGTTTTGTCGTTTCTCGGCAAAAGGCGGCAGAAATATTTGAACAGATGAAAGCAGGGGTGGCCTGTGATTGAATTTCTCGATAGGCCCATCGCTTTTCATCGATCTTTCGTCAAAATGGGTATTGGTATAACGGGCGCATTGATGCTTAGCCAAAGCATATACTGGAGCCGCAGAACGAATTCTTCGGGGTGGTTTTACAAAACTCAGGAAGAGTGGCAAGACGAGACTGGCATGACTCGTAGAGAGCTGGATACGGCGCGTAAAAAATTGCGCCAGTTAGGCATTTTAGAGGAGAAGAAACAAGGCGTACCGTGCCGGGTTTTCTATCGAATTAATGAGCCAAACTTGATTGTACAAATGGAGCAAACTAGTTTGGCGGAAAGCGCCAACCTAGTAAGCACAAATCCGCCAAGCAGTGCTGAACAAAACCGCCAAACTAAAACAGAGACTACACAGAGATTACCAGAGACTACTACAAAAGATCTTAGTGCTCAGCCTGATGCTTTGGCGGCTTTATTTGAAAAACTCTGGAAAGTGTACCCAACCAAAAAGGGCAAGAAACAGGCGTTAGCCAAGTTCAAATCCATCATCAAAGGACGGGATGAGTCACCAGAACAGTTCACAGACTTGCTTGCCAAAGATGTTGTTGAACGTGTGAACCGGCGTCAATTCGGATTCGACAAACTTCACTTAACCACTTACCTGAACCAAGAACGATGGACTGATGAGCATGAAAAACTTGACCAAACAAACTCTGGAACGAGCACTGCAACAAACCGCTTCGAGCAGCACAACCAGCGACTGCTCGAACAATACGGACACACTGCCACACCAATTAGGCAACCAAGTGATTCAACTCAGTCCAGCGGAATGGGTAAACACCAAGTTTGTGGAGGCATTCGGGACGAAATGGCCCCACCCAGAGCTACCATCGACCTGGGTTCAGGGGATTTCCACCATGTCGACAGCCCAGATTCGAAAAGCAGTGAGTAAATCATTGCTGGGTGGAGAGGCGTGGCCGCCTAGCTTGCCCGAGTTTATTGCGCGCGGTGATTTGTTTGATGTCGACTTTGATGCTGCTTTTGCTCGCATGTTACGTGGCAAAGTCGAAGGTGAAGCTGAATACTGGGCAAACCAAGAGGTAGGGTTTGAATGTCGTCGGTATCTCGATGAAGCAAGAGCACGCGCCAAGCATCGCACGGCACTCAGAAAATACCTTGAAAAGGAACAGCAGGGCGGTTTGCCACCACGCAATCTCGTTCGGATTGCGGACAAAAGCACATTACCAAGTATAGAGGAAAGGCCAGAGCCAAGCCGCTTTGTAAAAGGCTCTGTGTTCCAGAGAGTCGCAGCAATGGGAAGGCGCGTGTGATGCTAATAAATTCAGAACAAGACTACCGGAGGTAGCATAAATGCGACCAGAAACGTTATTGGCTAAGTTTGGGTTAAAAGGTATCAACTATTCGCAAAACGGTGGCGGTAAAGGCACATTTACCCTAGAAGAACAGCTAGCGATGGTTGGCATCTCTTGGAATGAATCGCCTGTTGGTTTTTTGGTGTTGTTTGCTGAAATCCATCAAGACTTTCATTCTCGCCAAATGTTAGAGCAAGCGGTCATGCTAGAGCTGATAGGTTTGACTGCAAAAACTAAGGGCCAAAAGAGCGAACTTGCGTATAAAGCGATAGTGCAGGCTGCTATTACCGAAGCAACAAGCCCACTAGGTCAAATATGCCCAACGTGTAACGGCTCAGGCAACTACACAACAGAACGTCGCCAAAAGCGCAATTGCACCTTGTGCGATGAAGGGCGTATCCAGTGGGATGAGCACAGCCGTTTTGCAGAGTTATGTTCTGACGAGTTTCGTTGCACTTACACCATGTTCAAGCGCAAATACTTGCCAATCTTAATGCAACTTACTCGATGGCTATCCGATCAGCGTACAGCTGCAATGCTTACTTTGATGGATAGGATTGAAAGGGAGGAGGCGGCTTAACGGCCGCTCAATATTTCAACTATTTATTGGAGGGGCAGATAAATCGATCGTACAGGTCGACAAAAATTTAAATAACGTGGAGCCACTAAAACGTACAATTTTATTTTCTCTAACTGATAGGGAATATAGTTGTGCTGAATACATTTTTGTTGTATTTTTATATTTTTTCTGGAGTCTCACCTTGCTATTAGAATTGCTTGATTCTTTTTACTTTATTGGTCAAGTGACTATATTGCCTATGATGGGCATTTTAGCCGTTTGGATCCTGAGGAAAGGTTTTAATAAATATCAAATTATACTCTGTTTTCCATTTATTCTCATTTCAATTACGACGTTTTTCTTTCCCTACTTAGCTAGAGAGAATATAAAAAACGTTCTAGATGAAAATGTACTGATATTTGAGGTTTCAGGCCCGATAAATGAAGACATTGCTCTGAAAGAGCTGAAGTCGTTACATTTTATATTGAGTGAAAACTCACATCCTGTCGGAGAAAAAATACCTATAAAAATAGTTACTGATAAAAGCAGAAAGCATTTGTCAATATACAGAGACTATTTAAGAAAAGGAAAGTACTGGTTGTTTGATGAAGATTACAAATACAGCCAGAACAATAGCATAGGCTACATAATTATAAAGGATTAGAATGAAAAAAATACTGCTATTTCTGATATTGGTCTCACCAATTTCGGTAGCTTCTCCTGTGTCAATTGATGGGAATTTTAATGAATGGGATAGGCTGTTTGATGTTAACAATTCATACATGACACAAGCGCACAATGAACACGACTACTTGTATATTGCTTATTCTCAACCTCTAAACTCTCAATTTATACCTATTATTAATGGGGATATAACATTTTTTATTCCAACAAGTAATTGGACATCTTATGTGGATTTTGGAAGCTCTATAACCAAAGGAGGGTCCAACGACCATGAATCAGACGCAGACTTGAGAATTGTGTTAGAAAATGGAAAGCCAAGTTTTAAGTTTATCTCATCAATTGAGCCAGGATATCTGAATGAAATTAAATATAAACATGCAGTTTTAAATGGAAAAATTGTTACTGAAATAGCTATCCCTAAACGGTTGTTTGGTAAGCACATCGCATATCAAGATGTCACGATAATCAATCAATATAAAGGCTCTCTGTTTGGTATCAAAGAAGGTTCGTCTGCTAGTGTTAGTCGAATGTCGCGGAGTATTGATTTCACTAACTTTGATTTTGCAGATCATACCATTACGGTCGGCATATCTTTTTCGGCATTGGGTGTTAGCGGCTCTGCTGGCTTAGCTGGTGATCATGAAGGGCTAGGTGCGTATTATTCTGGCAATGTTGGAAGTACTGACTATGCACTGACGGTTGATGCAGGTATTTTTCGTGGTGAGCTCTCTGATCTGGCAGGTTTAACGGCAGATGTAGATGTTCCAGCTGGTATGGTTTCGATTAAAAATGTCACTCCTACTTCCGGTTCTCCACTCGGTTCTGGCATTGTCTTTTCTTGGGGAGCAGCTGGAGGTTACGTAAATAAACCTGGGCTGCAGTTAACATACACAAATACTAGTAATTACCTGATATCAAACTCAACATTTGTAGGAGCGTTTAGTGACAGCGGATCCTCCAGTAATGGTGGTTCCGATCATGGTGGTAACGATTGGAGCTCCGATAATGATCGGTGGGGGCATGACGATGATCACGGCCCTAGTTATGGCGGAAATGACGGTCATGACTGGTCACATGATGATGATGATAATTCTGGGTATTTCTAAAATCTTTAGATATTAACTAACCAACTAGTAATTACATCATATGCGGTTACAAAAACTTCAATGTATAAGGGTCAAGGGTAATGCTTATTCTCTGCCTACCCTTCTGATATTCTTAAAGGCTAAAAACTATGAAAAAATTTCTCTATATTCTACTGTTGATACCTATGGTTGCCTTGTCTGCGACACCTCAAAAGACATATGTTACTGGAGAAGTATATGACATTACGAGTGTAACTGAAGGGTTACTGATTAGAGTTGATGGGAACGTTGTACCTACGGATTGTGTCGGTCTTAATCCTCATGGATGGATGTTAATAAAAGAAGAGAATAAGACCATGATTTCTGTTGCTCTTGCTATGCGAGCACAAGGTAAACGAAATGCAACCCTATACATTAATGGTATCCAAGGCGCTGCGTGCGTTGTGTCTCAATATGACCCTCACGGTTGACTTAAGTATTTAAGCTACGGTTGCAGGTAACACATCCACGTGCTTCTTGTGACCTCTAGGTCAACACACATTTTGACGGCAGCAACTCGAGGCAAATCTTAGGCATGTAACCTGAAGATGACCATTAACCCTCACCATCGTTATCAGACTACAAGGGAACTAAATGAAAAAAATCATTCTAACATTGATGCTGTTTAGCTTTAGTACATACTCTTTTGCTTATACATGTGCAGGGAATGTAAAAGGTGTATCGATAGAGCCAACTACAGGGGATGTGCTAGTAGAAAAAATTGGTCCACTGACGTGGCCTCGTTTATGTAGTGTATCCAATGAACGTAATGGTGTTAGCACTGAAGCTTGCAAAGCAGTATATTCGACTCTATTGACGGCGCAGGCTAGTAATAAGCAAGTAACTCTATGGTTTAGAGATTCCAAAAGCTGCGAAGAGCAAGTTAGTTGGCAGCTGCTAACCGGGTGGTATTTTGGACCAAGTTTGAACAACTAACTTTAATTGGCTTCGCAATCTTGCTTGAAAGGAAATGCTAGAGTCTAGTCGGTGAGTATTGACAATCATCCTAAATGGAGCAATGTTTCCATATTGCAAAACCTCGCCCACCTCGGCGGGGTTTTCTTTTATCTACGATTTATTACTTAAATGCGCCCCTTTCTTAACAGAAAGTCGGGCGCTTTTTTGTGGGCGCTATATATGTCAAATTCATGCAGCGATAAACATACTCAAGTTCAGCACGATTCTAACCAAACTAAAATCTTGGTTACCGTTGCTTCTGCAGTGATTGCTGCACTACTTCTTTGGATTGGTGGAACGGTGAGTAGTAATCAAGTTTCTCTCGCAACACTCCAAGCTGACATGCTCAACCTTCGAGTAGATATTCAAGAAGCGGCTGATAGAAGTGATCAGTTTCGAAAAGAGTACAACTCGGATAAACGAGATCTTGACCACCGCTTGCGAGCATTGGAGAGACAGCAATGACTCAGTTCTACTTAGGCAAACGCAGCTTGACTCGTTTGCACAAACTACACCCCAAAATGGCGGCATGTGTTGCACTGGCAATTACCTTCTTAGAGGAAGTGGATGCTTCAGTCAGCGAAACGGTTAGAACCGACGATCGCCAACACAAGCTCTACTACGGTACACCAAAAAGAAAACATGGACGCTAAACAGCAAGCACCTTATTCAAGATGATGGTTTTTGCCACGCGGTAGATCTTGTTCCTCTGCTTGCTGGTAAAGTGGCTTGGGATAAATGCCCAGTAGTGGCAAAGGCCATGTTTAAAGCAGCCGAGGTGATCGGCATCCGTATTCGATGGGGCGGAGATTGGAACCAAAACGGCTCTAGCAAAGATGAGCACGAAAGGGGCAGTTACGACGGTCCTCACGTTGAGCTCTTAAATGATTAGATAGGAATTTTATAACCAGCAGCCAATTGGCTGCTTTTTTAATGGAGGTGATCTGTGAAGCAGACGATCCTATTTGTACTAGCGACCTTAGCAGCGCTTGTTACGTCAGTTGCCGTTGCTGCAACTGGTTTAACACCAGATCAAGAAGTACCCACATGGGTGTATGCAGTTATTGGTCTGGTAACCACTATTGCGGGTTTTATCGCTCATGTAGATGCCCAAGTGAGTGACGAATTTAAAGCTAAGTGGCCTTGGTGGCTTCGCTTAGCTTGGGATTTTTCTGCGGGTAACTATAAGCACTCCCAAAACATTGGAAGCGTGTAGATGAGATACACAGCGGAGCTGTTAGCAAGGTTTTTTGCGGCAGTACTTAACCTGTTTAATCGAAAAAAGGCCAAAGAGTATGCGGATGATCCTGCTACTGCTATCGCTAATTCTGATGATGGGGTGTTCAAGTCTGACAAGACCTTTGCCGAACTGGCCGCAGAATCTAAACGTGATAGAACTGAGTGACGGCGGTGTCTGCCTCGACAGAGGCAGCGCTATTCGTCTCGCTGAGCTCCGAGCTCAGTTAGAAGCGATGTGATTTAGTTTGATTGACATGTTTTACGAATGGCTTTCGAACGAGAGCCATTGATAAAACACCAATAATCACCACTTGAGCAGTCAGTGCTAGTGACATTGCGATGCCGCCGTGCATTGCCAGGCTTCGGCCATTTAACAGTAGTGCCCAAAGTGGTGACCCTATTCCTACGCCTCCCTAGGCAAGCGTTGGTTTCTCGCTGTTTCTCTATGTTAGCTATAACCATGAAGTAACCTGACCCGTTGCTTACTCCTTACATGCGAGCGCACAGAGAAAGTCAAAAAGAAACAAGCCAAGGGCGAAATACCCTTATTACGGCTAACGTCAAGCTTAGGCGAAAAAGGCGTGACACTCGGAGAGACGAGACAACCAAATTTAACCTGTTCAGGGGTCATTATGAATAATGAAAAGCGCCTCTGGAATCTGACTGAGCTAGTGGTCAATGTTGCTGAACACGAGAGTGAAGTGGGGCGATGCATTACAGCCATCAAGAGTTTTAAAACGACAGCCATTACTCGTGTGGAAACAGCAATCTCAACGGTTACTCCTAAGCAACTCGAAGAACTAGAGAACCTTTTTAATTATGACTTACAGGCGGTGACCGATGAGCTTGAACAAGTTTGATGACTGCTTAGGGGTAAAGTTTGCTGATGCAGCAGCGATTCGTCGCAAACTGGCCTATTTATGCAGGCCTGAAGACAAAACTCCAGTTGAAGCAGCCGATGATGACTTATGGATCTCCAACGGTTCGGATGTAACCAAGTTCTTGTCTAGCCAAGTTCCTTACATGCGCGAACCTATGAACTGCCTACACCGCCGAATTTATGATGTGGTTGGTTTAATGGGGCCTGCTCGTAGCGGTAAGACCAAAGCTTTGGTTGAAGGGTGGATTAACTATGCGCTTACTCAAGCACCGGGTGACATGCTGCTGATCTACTCAACAAAGAAGAAAGCAGAGGACATTTCAAAGGTGGATCTGTCTCGTTGCTTTTCAGCAACAAAGAACATAGCCAAGCTAAAAACGGGTAGAAAGTCTGATGATAATGTGTCTTTTAAACACTTTATTAATGGGATGAACCTCAAGATAGATTCAGCTACAGAAACCAGTTTATCTGCCTCTACTTATCGCTATGTGGCTTGCTCTGACTATGATCGTGATGATGACGGAGTCGGGCAAGAGGGGGATAAGTTCTCTCTAATGCGCAAGCGTGTTCAGAACGCTAAGTCATCAGGTATGGCGATGGCAGAAAGTTCTCCTGGTCGATTAGTTCTCCAACCAAAAACAGACGAACAATTAGAACAACACGAAGCACAACGTTGCGGTGGTATTGCAGAGATCTACAACCAAGGCGATAGACGCCGCTTTTACTGGTGGTGCGATGATTGTGAGCACTGGTTTATGCCTGTGTTTGAAACCCTTCACTGGGATGGCTCGTTAGAAAACGATATCGACATTTCAAAAACGGCGCATGTGAAATGCCCCCGCTGTACTCACGTTATCCGTGAAGAACAGAAACAAGATAAGAATTTAGAAGGTCGATGGTTTCGTGAAGGTGCCATTGACCAATATGGCAAAGAAGTGACTGATGAGAGCCAGATAAGGCAGTCCAAATGGGCAACATTCTGGTTTGAAGGTGTGGTAGCCACTTACCAAAGTTGGGATGAGCTTGTTCGTCTGTATCTCGCAGCACAAAGGCAGTTTGAAGAAACGGGTGACGAAAATAAGCTAATGTCCTTTTACAACGTTGACGTTGGTAGACCGTATATCCTTCAAACCGAAAGCAATGATATTGGCGCTCACGAGCTGATGGAAAAAGCGGTGGACTACCCTCGCGCTGTTATTCCTAAAGATGATCGATTCCTCATTATGAGTATTGACGTGCTTTGCTTTGTGACAAAGCGTTGGACTATTCCCAAGCAATACACCAAGACGAAGAAAGAGGTCGTCTACCCGCTAACGGATGAAATGGTAGTTTTGCTAAGAGCGTTTAAAGAGTGGCAGTTAGCGAATTACTACAAGGGCAACAACGTTTTTCCTCTGACAAAAAGAGGTAAACAGGCCATTCATGCGACCAAAGCATGTGAAATAGTTCGTGAAATCAGTAAAGGGCAATGGAGTGCTCATGATCTACGAAAACTAGCGCGTACCGTCTGGGCAGACCTTGGGGTGGATTATCTCGTCGCTGAAACATTACTCAATCATGCAAAAGGCAAGTTGGATCAAGCCTATATTCATACCCATATGGAACTGCAAAAGCTATCTGCACTTAAAACCTACCATTCATGGCTAAAAAATTGCTGGCGAAGCTGTTTTAGTGCTGATTTTCATTAAACATTTCATATCAAATTGATCATTCAGATCAACTATTAAACTCAATTTCAATTCTTAATTACAGGGGGTAATCCTGTCATGTCATTTTTATGCCAAAACGCACCAATAAACGAGGCTCTTATAACTGCTGCGCGCAATTGTCCTCAACAGGTAGTGCGAGTGAAGCCAACCAAAACACAGCTCAAAGTGCTCGATGCGATTAAAAAAGGGGAGAGTGTGACAGCGCAACAAATGGCAGAGCGCTGTGATGCTTCACAAAGCTTCACCAGTACGCTGCTAAAAGGGCTTGTTGAAAAAGGTTATCTCACAAGGAAAGTAGATAGCCGTTCGTTTGGGGGAGTGGAGTTTAGGTATTCAATACTTGAGTAAATGAGAGGGCGGAGCTCATACATGATTACGAGTTTCAAGTTGGGACGTATGCTAGAAAGCAAAACTCGAAGTTACTCATCTGGGCTCGCTTTGCCTGCGATATGAGTAAGTGCTAGTATCCAACAAAGAGGTTTTAACTATATAAGGGATTGTAATTATTCATTATTTAAATGTAAATTTTGTCTGTTCTACAAGCCGTTACAAAATTCAAAAAACTTGAGATCTTCTTTATGCTTAAAAAAATCACTATACTGGCTGCTCTAACTTTAATTTCTTCGAACGTATTTGCTGGAAATTCGAGCTTTGCAGGCGCCATAAAGGCAGTTGTCTGCCACACAGATAGTTTATCACCCGTTTGTCACGTTGAAGTGAATGGAACTCCTAGTAACAGAGGGTGTTCAGATAGCACTTGGCATTACACTTTCAATGGAACTACTCCAGAAGGTCGAAATTTTCTATCTATTCTTTTGGCTGCACAAATGTCAGGCAAGACAGCTGTTTTAGAAGGCACTGGGACTTGTAATTTGGCAAAAGGAAGCGCTGATCTTAGACATGTCTTTATTTCTACCCCAAACTAGAATTCTCATTCAAGGCGTTTGAGGTGACTTCTCAACGATAGGCTGTTTGACTTACATTTTGTCTTATGTGTTTATGGTTTAGTTTTTGATTGGTGTAAATCGCTTTCGTCAATAATCATAAAAGTGCAAGGGTAGTATTTGAAATTCTACCCTTAATCTTCACAGCTTATACGGGGTAGATTTCTACCTAATACTTAGCCAACGAATGCTGAGCTAACTTCGTAATCTCGTCCAAAGCAGTATCTGCAATGTTCCTGAATTCAGCAATTGTGAAGTAACCGGGCTCCTTTAGCAGCTTTGGGATATCCTCAGTACGGAAAACGACACAATCCTCAGGAACGATTTGCGTGCTAACAACGTGGCCTTTCTCCATCACCATAAGTAAGCGCATCGTCTTTGGTGGCATTACGGGCATGATTGGATCTTCGTTCTGTTTGCTCTAGTACTTCCACAGCACATCATCACATTCGTTTTGGTATTGAATGACTTTGTCTCTGATGTCTACGCGAACGCGATTAGGTTGAAGTGTTTGAAGCCAACCGAAAAGCTTGCGAAGCGGTGAGCAGATTACAGGGTTATGGACGTCGACTGAGGGTATCAAGATAACGTTGATACCCCAACGGTCAGAGTTGGCTTTTAACTTGGCATGCTGTCCTTGCCAAGACATTCCCATGCCTTCAACGATTGGCTTCATTGGGGTGTAAGGTTCGCCGTTGTGTTCAACGATAGTTAGGTTTGAGCCGTGGAATGGAACTATGATTTGAGAACTAGGCATAATAGCCTCCTGTACGAATGAGCTAATGACTCACCACGCAAAGGGACCAATCTTTGGTGGTGAACTGACCGAGGTTGGTCCTGCCGCTGCACAGGGAACGGCCAGCCGAAGCTGCCTCGACCAGCTCACCATAATTTAGATGTGCTAGATCGCACGCATAAAACAACCAGCAGAAAGCTGGTGTCTATGTGCCTGTACGATTAAAACGGGGGACCAATCCCGTCATTGGATTTTGCCAATGAAACTCAATTATGAGCATAGTGAACTGATAAATCAATATAGATTTACATCACAATAAACTAGTTTACTTGTAGGTTGAAGCTTTGAAATGCCAATGCATCTTGTAGAATAATCAACTCTGTGAATATGTTTGTTTTGGATGCTAAGAAGGAGGCCTGATGAGCTTAGAAATTGATGAATACTACTCTGAAAAAGAATGGATTCGAAGGCAAATAAATATTAGCGAAGAACAACTATCAGCGCTATACGGAATCAAAGCAAAAGAAAAGTCTCAAATGTTTTGTTCTCTGACTACAACAATTGTTTCAGCACTTGGATTCCTATTCTTCCTATTAGTAGTTGTCCACCCTAATGGTTCAATGCTTGTAAGTAACAATGTATATATGTTTTCTGGAGTATTAGCTGTTTTTTCCGGCTTTATATTTTTTGTTTTTATAGGGTCATACCTTGAACATCAAAGCTCTTTGAGGGAAGTAAATCATTACATAGACCGCCAATGTAAGGCGCTAAAAAATATTAGAGATACTCTATCTGTGGTAGAGAGGGCTGTATATGCAAGGTGATTTAAACGATGATCAGATAGATCTAGAACAATTGCAAAATAGTACAGCAAATTTTATCGAAAAAATGGCTTCTTCTTCTGAGAAAGCTTCTACTAAAAGCTCAGTTGTTTTAATTGGCCTTATTGGTGGCCTAATCGGAACTATTGCTGGTATGGCATTGGCTCCTGTAATTGGGGTGAGTGTTGTTGTTTTACCCGCTACTTTAGCCACTTTGGGTATTGCTTCAGGTGTACTTATGTATAGAGGCTTAGACACAATTGGATTGGAGAAAGCAATAACGAAAAATACGTTGGTTTTTGATGAAATACAACGTCGAATGAATAGCTTACCAGACGATGCGCCTGAAGAGGTCAGAGATGAACTTTGGAAAAGCTATATCGAGCTGAATAGTGTGTTGAACAATCAAACGGCAATTGCTCTATCTCCTACTTTAGAAGAGCGTGAGAAATTATACCTACCAGAAAAAACTGATAAGCAGGCTGGTTGACTTAGACAAACAACACTTGGCTCTTTTATGTCGAGATGCTTGAAGATTCTTTTCTTGTAGCAGGCAAAGCGAGTCAGCTACTTATAAGCGATATTCAATCGTTCTTGATTTAAAGTTGTATGGTAACGCGTTTGATGCACTCATCCCTAGTGTCTTGCGCACTTATTGTAAATAGGGATAGGAGAAACTAATGGAAAAAGAAGATAAAGCGAAAGTAGCAGGGGCCTTCGGAGGTGCAACGGGAGTAGCCGGTTCTGTAGGTACTGTTGCTGCAGCTGGCAGTGTCGGAGCTACAGGAATTACGTCAGGTTTGGCTGCTGTAGGTAGTGTAGTAGGTGGGGGATGGCCACAGGGCTTGTAG